ACTGAGAACCGTAGGAATTGACGTTGGCGATAAATTCGACGTTGTGGTTCTCGTCAATTAGGTAAAGAGCGTTGCCGAATACGGCATACAGTACGGGACGGTTATCGTAACCGCGAGATACACGGTACATGCCCCTGCACTGACCGTTGATGTCCGCTGCCTTGACTTCTCCCATGACAGTTCTCATGAGTATGGCCGTAGACTTCTCGTTATCGTTCTGCTGCTGTTCGACGAACATGTTACAGCTTTCTGATAATCCAACTTTGGCCAAATTACTCTTAGATATAGTCCCTGCTACGTTCTGTATCAACATACATTTACTTGACAACAGCATAACCTCCATTTCGTGCAACTCGTCTCTTAGCGGCTTCGCTTAATTTGGCACGCCATTCATCATTGAATACACGACCTTTCAATGATTTAGATTTCTTTAATTTACTTTCTTCACTAAACTTTCTTCCTGTACTTCTTATTCTACAATCATCTTTATACTCAGGATGTAATTCTAAATATTTCTTAAGACTATCAGATATACGTTTCTTTGTTTCATCAGAATGTTTATGATGTTTACCATAATTTGCATTACGTTCACCTATAAATGCATCATTTGAAATAATTTCACCTTGTGTTAATCTATGATATGCATATGCAAGTTTACCTTTCATAATATTATCTTTAACACATAAATATGCTAATTTATGAACTTTAACATGGTCTTCATAAGATAGTAATACTAAATTATCTTTACTGTTATCTATAGGTAATTTCATCATCTTAAACCAACATCTTGGTATAATATGATGTTTATGGCCAACTTTATTATTACAAAGACGAGCACTATTGATAATATTCATCATAGCTACGAAATGCTGGTTATATTCAAATACTTCAAGAATATTGGCCATTCAAGTCCTCCTTAGAACCAGACGCCTGTAAGAAGTTCGGAAGGCGTTGCCGTATGGTAGTCGTTATCGAAGTAGTCGCTGCGTACAATCTGGCGCGTAATGGCCTTCGGGGTACGAACGTTGTCTACGAGGATTCTGACTTCGTTCTCGAGTCTCTGCATGTGGGTGTCGTCGAGACGAGGGAACTGCAACGCGAGCTTATGGGCGAGTGCGACAATGAGCAACTCGGTGTAGTTATCCGGAATGTAGAGATCCGAATCTACGTCGAATTCGATAGCCTCGTTGTAGTTAATCTTGAGCCTGCGGTTGAGCATTGCGATACCCGGCTTTACCTTGATAAGCCATTCGCCTTCGGACTTCTCGATGACAGTATAGACCGGTGCGGCGTTCAGATAGGAATCGAACTTGTTTGCAGGTACGAAATCGAGTTCCTTGTAAATCTTATAAGGAAGTTCAGTCTGGGTAACGAGGAATACGGAATTGATCTTCGCTACGTCACGTACGCATACATGGTTCATGCCGAGATACGCTTCCATCTGTTGGATTCTCGGATAGAGCGGGTCAAGAATAGTCTGAGCACGCCAGTCGTAAACGTCTAATGCCGGACTGAAAGCCACGAATACCGTATTCGGAGTGTCCTTTGCCATTGCCCATACTTCGTTATCGACGTCTTCCTTCGTAACCGGGCTTGCGAGAAGTGCCGCAGATGAATCGAAATAACGGTTGTTCTGGCCTGCAACGAAGTCCGTCTCGTCATAAATATGAGTAACTTCCGTATTCTTGACGATTACGGAATTCTGAGTGAAATTTAGTAAATTGTCGGAATTGTATTTGGAAACGATACCCCTGAGGAGCTGATATGCTGTCTCGAGAATGTCACCCGGCACAGCCTGCTTGCGCGGGACAAGATTGATTCGGCTGGTCGCTTCCTTTATAATCGAACGTACGTCCATCTAAGTTCTCCTTATCATTATTCTTTCCATAATAATTAGAACGGAGGATGTCGCAAGCTTCCGAATTTCTCCTATCGTACTCCTCACGGGTCATAATTCCGGAATAATAGTGTTCGAACATGTAGTCCGTGTTGCAAATCCAGGGTCGGTGGTCGTAAATTGTACATTTATTTGACTCCTGGTCTAGGAATCTGCATACGGTAGAGCCTTCTATGGCCAGTTCGGGTATGACGTGCCTGCAGCACGGGGCGTTACAGTGTTCACATTTAATCATGGTTGTAGAAATTGAAGTACGCGAGGTACTTGTCGGCCACTTCAGAGGCCTTCTTGCTGTTATATTCCGGCATTTCCGTGTAATGGTTCATCGCGTATATCGAAAGCGCTATCGCGTCGGCCAGGTCGGGTGAATGTCCGAGCTGTTTCTTGATAATTTCCTTCGGAATCAGGGCAATCTGGCCCCTGTTGTTGATAGTGGACTCTATCGCGAGGAATTCCTCCTTGGCGTCGTCCGGTACCCAGAATCCTTCCCTGATAGCCTTCGCGGCTTCCATGTACATTTCCGTACGAGCGTTCGGGTATCTTTCCTCGTCGAAGGGCTTCTGGCCGAAGTTTACCTTGCCTAATATGATATTCTTCTTCTTTAGAACATCGACAAGACCAAGGCTGTAACCTCCGGTAGCGTCCGCATTACCGGCCAAGACAGTATATTTGTCATATAGAGACTTAATGATACCAGCTTTCTCGAAAGTGTCCTGTATATTCTTGACATATTGCTCCTTTACTCCGTATTTGTCCGACATTACCATTGCGTCGTTATCCGCCCCTAGGCCTGCCACGTCTAGACCGAAGAAACAGTCCTTGTCCTCGTTTCGTTTCTCATGAGGGAACTCATGCCTGAATATAATCTGTGACGCCACATCGGTATCGAAGATTTCACCGAGACACTGCTGCCTGAATAGATTGGATCCGATAATATATCGTTCCTCGAGTTCCTTCTTGAATTCCTCCGAAGTGAACGGGTTATCGCGGTACGTAGCGTGAATAACGCAATCATCGTGGTCCTTGACTACCTTGGAGAACCAGTTCTGAACCTTGTCCATCGTGGAAGGAGAACTGATTAGACGAGTCATCGAAGGATATTTGGAACCGCGCATACGGTCCTTTGCATAGTTATAGATTTCCTCGCAACAGTATGCGGCCTCGTCTATCGCCAGTATGGCAATCTCAGATAGACCTAGCAAAGAACTAGGATTCTCGGAAGAATAGCAGAACAGCACGGAACCGTTGTCGAAATGCAGTTCCTGCGATGTCTTGTTCCAGTCGATATTGACTCCAAGCTGTGCGGCGAACCCGAGAATCTCATAGATTAGAACCTTGGTCAATGCCTTGTAGTTCTGCGCGATGATGATACCTCGGATTCCTTCCTTCTTGAGGCATTGCAGAACCAGCCAAGTAGCTAGGATTCTTGTCTTACCAGCCGAAATAGCCGTACAGGCAATAACGAGAGGGTCGTCGAATCTCTCCAGGAACTTCTTCTGCCATTTGGATAACTGATAATTCATTTATTCCTTTACAGTAAACGTAATATTGAACGGGTTATTATTTCCCCCGTTATCTGTAGATTCGGCCTTGATTTCTGTAACTTTCTTGTCCTTACTCCATCTGTCCTTGTCTCTGCGTTCGAGAATGTCCATGTAATACTTCGCGTGCGGGTCGGTTAGCAGCTTCTTCGTAAGGTAGTTACGTACGGCCAGAAGCTTTACTTCGTACCATTCGTCTTCGATTTCATCGATGATAGTTCCTACCGGGATATAGTTGAAACAGAGCTTCTTGAACTCTTCCTTGTTAGCCGTAGAGATCATTCCTACGGTCAAGTCTATATTGATTTCAGGTACTACGAGAGTTCCGATTTGTTTGTACAACGTGATGTGTTTGTAGTTCTCTTCGAGCCATTTAGTGAGTTTCATATTTCACCCCCGTGGTCTAGACGTTCGTAGGTTTCGAGCGCCTTCAAATAACGTTTGATTTCGTCGAGAGACTGCATGATACACGCCATCATGATAGCGATGTCGTTGCTGTTGTCCCTCTTGTGTTCGATAGGCTTTACTTCTTCTTTAACTGTTTGTTTCTTAGTTGCCATTTAAATTCTCCTTGTTGAACTCTATTTCATGAATTTGATGATTAATAAGGTCTACTCCGTCTTCCCAACTAAATCTACCGTATTTCAAATAATAATTACGTTCTCTTTGATATAATGTTCTGTTATCACGTTGTTTAATACCATATCTTTCAAAGTATGCCTTTCCAAATACAGTATGCTGTGATTTCTGTATTTCACGTAGTTGCTCTTTAAGTTTAATTAGTTGTTCTTCTGTATGTTCTCCCCATTTATGAGGATGAGGTTTACCTTTCCTAATTTCACTATTCTTTCTTCTATATTCTGGATCTTTAAATCTTTCTTTAATGGCTATGCTCATCTTTAATTTGGCTTCATCTGTATGTGGGTGACCTTTATGTGAAATACCTTTCTGTCTTTCTGAGTTAAACTGATTAGCTATAACTACTGCTTCTTCATAGTCTTCTGCCATTTGCTCAGCTGTTTCAGGAGTCATAAATTTCAAACCTTTCTTGGCCATGAAAGTAAATGCTGTAGCCATACGTTGACGAAACCCTTTCTTTGCTAATAAGTAGTAATAGTAATGTACCAGGAAATGATCCGCTAATGACAATGATATGAGATTATCAGATTCATTATCTATAGGTTCGCCAAGCATCTTGCTAAAGCTTCTTGGAAATTTATGGTGTAGATTTCTATTAGATACAACCTTCTTGGGATATTTCTCATTCTTGGCAAATATATCAAGAACTCTTTGCCAATACTCATTATCAGTGTCAAATACTAAAGAATAATCATGTTTCATATCGTATTTATAATTAGGAAACTCCCCGGGGACTACCCGGAGAGCTAGGAGTTAACTGATGACAATAAACTATGGACACAGAAGGGGCTCGAACCCTTATGGAACCCGGTGCAAGCGGGACGCCTAACCTTTCAGCCACTGGCCCTTATGCTTAATAATTAGTCCAATACCGAGAGAATTTGGTCAACTTCTTCGGCATAGAGCAAAGCCTTGTACTTATATTCGATTCTAGGGAGTATCTTTGTAACGAAATGACGAGATAACGCCCTTATAGCCTGCATTCTGTTCTCGTGAGTATGTGTACCTGTTTCATAAACACAGCAACACGATACTTCCCTGTCGCTTATGTTGGGAATAGCGTTTGTCGGATATAATGCCATAGACATCTTCGTACACATGTCATAAAGAGAACTGTAATGTTCTTCATGCAACGTGTAGTCATACTTCCCGAGTAGCATGCAGTGATGTTCAGGTCGCAAGTACCATAACTGGCTTTCTACGCTTCTGATTGTATGTTCTATAACTGAATTCATAGTGGCGAAGGTGGGATTCGAACCCACATAACGTTATCAACGTCCATAGGAAGTCATGATGCGGCTATATGCGCGATGGCTATTTCCAATCCATGCTTCGCCATAAATATGCTCCCATTGATACAATCTCCGGGAGCGATAAGGTAATTATGTGACTATAAATATATATTGTTTAATGTGAATTTGTGAATTAATGTGTCCGTGGCGGTTTAATACCAAGAACATTTATAATATAGTAAATTTATTGCCTGGTATATCTAACGTCATGAATTTATTCCGGTATTATCTTCCAGTATGGCCAGGCATATCCGGGTATTCATGTCAGCATTCAGATGTTGTTCAGCTATAACCCTAAGCTTCATACCGTCTGAAGGATTGTATTTGGCCAGTTCCTTTACCAGCTTATCCTTAGTGTCAAGAGGTTCGTAACCTCTTCCTGTAAAGTTCGAATGTGCGTATTCGA